AGGTGGTTAAAAACGAACATAACAAGAGGTGGTTAAAAACGAACATAACAAAAAAATATTTAATTAATTAATAAAATAGGTTAAAGAAATATCTATATATATAATTATAATACAATGTCTCAAACAAAAAAATTAGTTAAAGAAACAAACAAACAAAACAAATACAAATGGAAACTTACAAACAGTGATGAAAGTGGACCACCACAAAACAATGATACAGAAAGCTATTATGACAGTGATAGTGATTATGATAGTGATTATTTTGAAGAAGGAAATACAACAGATATTATGGAATATATGAGAGAGAAATTACAAACAGATAACGAAGATGATGAATTGATAATTCAAGAACATACAAAAGAATATTTAGAATATGAGAAGGCAAATATGAAATTTGATATATTTAATGGATTTAGTAATATTGAAAACCACGAAGATTATATTAAATATCTAAGTGAAAAGAAAGGATATAAGAAAGATAAGAAATATTATTATCTAATTATCAAAGAATGTGATGATATTAGAAGTGCCTGTTTAAAGAGAAATCAATTTATGTTTTTTGGTAATATGTATCACTTAGATAAATCAAAACAAGAACAAAGAAGAGAATTATCTTTAAGAATGGTATCCTGTAATATTAAAACTCATCCAAAGAGAACAAAGAAAGGGAAGCACGATTATCATTGTTTATTTGAAGTAAGAGATGAAAGCAATTTTAGTAAGTTATTAAATTCTGTATCATTCAAATCATCAATATACTGGATTATTAATAAATATCAATATGAGGAAATCCGTAATAAAATTCAAAGAATGAAGCATTAAAATTGTTTTATTTTCATTATATATATACATATACAATGAAAGATTTCATTTTTAAGAATTGGATTATAAGACCATCAACATTAAAACATAAAAAATATGATGTATTTAATAAAGGTAGTGGTAAGAAAGCATTAAGTTTTGGTGATAAAAGATACCAACAATACAAAGACAAAATAGGACATTATAGTGATTTAGATCATTTGGATAAAGATAGAAGAAAGAATTATTATAAAAGACATAATAAAGATTATGGATACCCTTCCGCTGATTGGTTTAGTAAAAAGTTTTTATGGTGATATAACTAATTACATATAATTAATTAAATCCAAATAATTCTAAGTCATAGAAAGAAGTTAATCTTTCAGTAGGTATTTCAAAATACTCTTCAATTTTATCAATCTTTCCAAATCTTGGATTTCTTTTAAATTGTATTCTTTTAATGTTTTCAAATTTATCAATATCATATTTGATATAATATATTGATTGTTTTATATCAGGTGTATCATCATTGAATTTAAACATAAAAATTATTGTTTTATTATGGTCTTCATCTCTTATAACCTTACTAACAGGCATAAGAGTTGTAGGATATTTACTAAATGTATTATTTCTTGTTTTCAATTCAATTTCACATTTTTTATTGTAAAAATCATATTTACAATATCTCTCTTTTGTTTTCTTCAATTTTTTCAATCCTTTACATGTTTTCAATAAATCATAAACAATATCTTCATTACTCTTTCCAGTTTTGTAGTCGTTTTCATAAGATGCCATATAATGAATTAAATCATATTCTCTTTAAGTATTTTAATTAATTAATTAAAATATTTAAGTATTTTTTTAAATTAAATCATAACATCAATATTTTCAATGTTATTGACAGGTTTTGTTTTCTTGGTATATTTTCGTTTTGGTTTAGTAGCTGTTGTTTTTGGTGTAGTAGTCATCATTGATTTAACTTGATTATATTCAGTTGTTCCTTTCTTTGGTATCTTCCATTTACCAGTGTTTTTCTCAGTGTTCCATTTCTTTAATGCTTGTATCCAGTTCATCTTATATATATATTATTATACTATATAATATTTTTAAACAAATCTTACATTATGAATATGATATAGATATAGTTCCCATTCATCTTTATATTCGCTTTCATTAATCATTTTTTGAAGTTCTCTCCTCATTTTTCTCATACTTCTCAAATAAACTACTTGATAATTATTTTGACAGAATACATTATGAGGTTTTTCAACATCAATTTTAAGTTTATACATAATTTTACTATTTTTTTCAATGTAATCACTTGTTAAGAATTCATAATATTCATTATTTCTAATAGCATTGAAAATCAATTTATCATCATCTTTAACCATATTTGAAACATCTTCTGCTTCTTCTTTTGTTAGATTTTTTGTTAGTGTTGTGTAATGTACGAATTCATAATTGTCATTATCAAAATATAACTTTTTAATGTATTGTAATGCTTCATTTTTAATAAATTTCAAATAGTTGTTTTGGTTCATAAATTCATTAATTCTTTTTCTTTGTGTTCCATCTTCTAAGACTTCATCTAAATTAACACCATACCAAACTCTACAAACTTCATAATCACCATTCATATTTATATATTACTATATTATAATAATTTTTTACAATCATCAAAATTTAATTTGAATGGATCTAAATATAAAATTCTATTTCTTACTCTATAAATACTATTTTCACTAAAATTATTCAAAAAATCAATGCATCTTTTTTCAATATATTCGTATATACTTTGTGAAATATCAATTTCTTTATAGAATAAATATTTTTCATATTTAATGTATTTGCCACGATTATCAAAAAATTCTGTTTTCTTTTTTTCGATTTTTTTTTGTTTCTTTAAACATTGTTTATATTTTACTTCAATTATTTTTTTAGATTTCTTTGATTCTTGAGAATTATCAAAAAGTGTTTTTAACATATCAAAATAAACACTGCGAAACTCACTATAGTAAGGTTTATATAATTCTTGAAAATAATCAGTAAATATATACTTAAAAAATTCATCATCTATTTTTTTATCATATTTGAATACAATAATATTATAAACTATTTCAAAAAGATTACATACATGTAAATGATAATCATCAGTTCTATAGCTTCTATGTACATTGCGTAATTTTATATCATCTGTGTATTTTTGTAAATCAAAATCAAATTTGTCTATTAAAATAAAATAACAAAAACAGTTTTCATCTCTTATTGTTCTATATAATTGAGTTGGTTTATATTTAATATCATCAAAAAAATTTGGATTATTTTGAACATAATCACATATACAAGATCTTGCTGTTTTTAGCATTATTTATATTACTATATACTATTAAAATATTTTAGAATGTGCTTTGTAATTTGTATTCTCTCTTGATAACATCATATAATTCTTTGAAGGATGAAAAAATATTTAGTTTATCACTTTCTGTATCTTTGATTAGTTTTAGTCTTTCTTTTTCAATAGTGTTTTTGTATTCATCTAATTGTGGTGCAATATCACCAACAATTTCATTAAATAGACTAATTGAAGGACATACAACAAATGTATTATCTTTATCAACACCAAAATGAAGACTTTCTTCTTTTGATGCTAATAATAAAAGAAATCTCTTTTTAGGAAATTTCTTTAATAGTTCATCAACATATTCTTTACCTCTTTGTAAGTATTCTAAATCATCTACACCACTTACAACATTACCCATATCAACAATAACTAAATCACTTGTAAGTGCAGATAATGACTTTTTAAGAGTGCTTTTACCACACCCTTTACTGATAATAAGACTGCTTAATTTTGTCTTATATAATTTTTTGACTTTCTTTCTTTTGCCCCAGCAACTAATAGAATGCGCGGTTAAGGATATTAATCCTGTTGCAATTAAAATTGATGCTTCACTCATAATATATTATAAATAGAAAATAAATAAAATTATGTATTAATATTAATAAGTTCAACATCAAACACTCTATATATTTTATCCATACCACTATTACTATCTAAATTTAATTTAGCTGTGCTATTTATTGCGCCTCTTGGTTTACAAATTAATTCAAGTCCTAATATTGTGGATGGTGAAGCTGTTTGAAATTCGTGGCATCCTTTTGTTAAATTAGGCATTGTTAAATATCCGCTTCCTACAGATCCATTATATGTTCCACCACATTCAATTGTTTCCACTACTGTATTATCTTCCTTAATTTTAATAATAAATGTCACCAATTCATCATTAAAATTTAAAGGTGGCATATTAATATTCCATAAAGCATATCCAGAAGTTGTTGATAAAATAGGAGAAGACATATCAAAAATCACTTGTCCAAATCCGTCATTTGTATAAGTTTTATAAGTTTCACCTGAGTCAGGTGTAGGAGCAAAATATACTTTATGATATTTAGGAAGATGGACATCACCACCACCATTAACAGCATCATCCACATATTTTTTTGTTGCAGTATCAGTATCAGCAGTTGGTGTTCCTAAATTTGTAATTTTATGTCCGTTCATTCTTATAGGCACTAACGAATCAGATAAAGTGTTAGTAATCCTAAAAGCACCACCACCACCAGCAGATAAAGTTAATACACTACCTTGACAGGTTATAGATTCACAGTTAATAATTTCATTACCCGTCATATTAATATTATTATTAGTTTCGTTAGTAAGTTGATTACAAACAAAATATTTATCATTACCTCCTGCTATTTGTGTGTATGAATTACCACCTAAAATATTATCAACGGTATTATCACCAAAATTAATAATTCCTGTATTTGTTGTAATATTCAATCTATTAGCTGTTATTGAATCACAATTAATAATATTATTATTACTCATATTTAACCTTTGATTGGTATATGTCTCATTATTATTCAAAGCAAAAAATTTTAAACCTTTATAAATAACTAAATCATTATTTGATATTGTTGTTATAAAATTTCCTTCTGGTGTTGATAGCGCACCTGTTTTCCCAGATAATAATAATTTTCTGTTATTAAATGAAAAGCCAACATCACCATTTATAATACCACCATCTAAACTTAATTTCGTATCGGCATATGATTTATTAGCGGGTTCATCGTTTGAAATAGGATTTAATAATCCAAGGATTCGTTTTGAGTTTAGCATAGTAATATTACCATTTACATTTGTATCTTTCGATAATTCTATTAATTGATTTGAAGCTAAAGAGTTGAAATGCATAAAAGGAGTACCATCCCCATCAATAACACTAAGACGATTAGAGGTAGGAAATCTTAACACGTTATATAATCCTGTATCATCAAAATCTAAATTTCTGATCTTAATTATATCTTTATTACTCATACTTAAATCACCTGTTAATGTTCCACCAATTAAAGGAAGATAATTGCCACCACTATGACTTTCAACATATCTTTTTGTAGCAACTTCATCATCTTCAACAGGATCTCTTACAACAATAGAGCCTAAATCTTGAGTGCTTAAATTTAGACTTGATAAAGGTTTTTCTGTTTGATTATGAAATACATAAAATTTATCTGTTTGTTTTTTATTAATTAGACCTTTGTATTTAGTGCTTACACCATCATTATAAACACCATAATTACCATAATCTAACATATCTCCTGTATTACCTCTTAATTGTTCTATAATACCATCTTGAGTTGAAAAGGTTGTTGAGTCGTGTATTATTTCATTTTCAATCGTAACTGTGCCAGTAAAGACTTTATCACCAGAAATTGTTTGATTACCAAAAGTTTTAACAGTAAATTCATTTGAATTAATTGCTTCATCAATTGGATTAACATCAAACATATTAAGACCATCGTCATCATATCCTGAATTATTCATATTATATTATTAATATAGATAATTATATTTCTTTTAGATATAAAGATATTTGAACACCACCACCTAATAATTCAACTTGTCTAAATCTATCATCTAACACCCTAAAAGAAAGGTTATTTATGTTAGAAGTAGTGTTAAGGTCGTGAAAGTAAATATTGTTATTAGTTTGATAATTACAATAACTACCAAAACCAACATTACAATTAATACCCATCATAATAGACCAGTTATTATAGTTTCTACCACTAAAACTATTATTTCTAATTTCTTCACATACAATATAAAACCTTGATGAACCTATTAAAGAAGGATAATTAACTGAAATAACTGATTGAGTATTAGAAATAACAATATTACTTGATGTATTAAAACCTAATTTTCTAAAAAAGTTTTTAGTGTTATTATTAATTTCTAATGTTAAATTTTCACCAGAGTTATTAGTAATTTTAGTTTTTTTAGTTATTTCATCTTGACTAACAACAACACCATTTATTTCATCTGTAAATAATGAGGTTATATATGCCATCATTGTTGTAATTGTATCAAATACTCGTTTATTATCATATACTTTATCAAAATTGAAAGATGAATTAGAAAAAGAAAATTTGACATCATCTTTATGAAATTGAGGACATGTATTTGGAACCTGTAAAGAACTAATACCAACTTGATAATACTTATTTGGATTTAATGGAATGGAATTAAATTCTGTAGTCCAATCGGCACTGTTATCATTGTCTAATTTATCAAATTCACTATTAAGATAAATCTCATAAGTGTTATCTGAAAATCCTTGAAAACTCATTTTATTATATTACTATATGATAAAATAATTATTTGTTATCGTTTAACTAAATACGTCCATTGAACCATTTTTGAAAACAATTCGTCTTGTAAATTTAACAATGGTGACTAATATATTATCAGTAAATACTCCACCAAATTCACACTTAGTATTGATAATACCACTTTGTAGGCGTGCATTTACACCACTGTCTGTAATGGAAGGGGAAAGGACATTATTACTTCTTACAAAATTACATGCCAGAATTTGATTATTATTAATATCACCAATAAGAGTTGAGCCTGCTCCTGCAACAGTGAATTCTGTGCGTGAAGAGTTAATAAGTGCTTGTGCGTGTGATGCCAGTCCTGATTGACCTTGATTAGAATTGAGATTGTAGTATTGACCACCATCAAAAGCAACAAGATAATTATTTGCATCATTAAAATCATTATCACCCCATTTAAGATTTCTGTAATAATTAAGTCCTTTATCTTTTAAATATGGTATTTGATACATTGAAACTATGTTATTATATCCAAGTGCTATTCTTTCATCAAAAGAAGAATTGATGTTATTTAGTAGTCTTGTATCAACAGTATATGTATGGAATGGAATAGTTAAACCACTTGAAGATTTGATTTTTTCAAGTCTTTTACTTAATAACATTGGTTGTAATTCAACAAAATCACTTTCTAATCTAATGTTATTGTATTCAACAACACTGTCAGCAAAAATTACATTATCTCCATTTTGTGAAAGCTGTGTAAGAGGTGAATCATTTATTGTGCCGTTAATTCGTAGAGAACTTCCAATAGAACCTGTTGGTATTAGGTTTCCTATATCACAACCAAAATGTTTAATATCTATACGCAGACTATATATTTTGTTGTACGTAATATCTCTATTATAGGAAGTAGTTGATTTTGCATTTTCAAGCTCATCTTTTGTAAGATTTGATTCAAGAACAAAACATGCAACTTTATCAGCGTGATTTTGAAGATCAACAAGTTTCTTATTATCTAATGATATTGTTAAACTTTTCAGACATGTTTGACCTCCTCTAAATTGTACTGTATCAGTATTTGCAGCTGGTGTATTTCCAGATCTTACAACTCTAAAATCAATACAAAAAGCACTTGAACTTAATAACATTTGTTGAACATTTTGAACAGTTATTTCAAATTCTGTATTTCCACCTTTCTTAAATCCAGATCTTGCACCAGTTGGATAATTAGAAAGTGAAATTTTTCCAATAACACTTTTGTTTTGTTTTACTTGAATTGGTAGAGCTTCACTTGGCATATGTAAATCATATTCATTCATTCCTTCAATTTCTTTAAGGTTTTCCATTGTATATTATATTATATGAAAATAAAATAAAATATTTTTATACTTCCTCTTTTTCTTCTCTTATATTGATAAGTTCAAATTCATCATTATACACTTTGTTATTTTTCTTATCAAATACAATAAATTTATATGGTTCGTTCAAATTCTCTTTTATAAGTTTATTAAATTCTTTCTCTTCCATTATACTACTAAAATTCTCAGTATAAATTCTTTCAAGTTCCTTTTGAATCAATCCAAAAAACATAATCAAACAAGTACAGTTATTTGCTCTTAGATTTTCATTTAGATGAGTATATTTTTGACTTAACACCACACAGAAAGCACTCTTATGACGTCCAGCACATAATATTTCATCTATTATATTTCTTTTATGAGGTGTTGAAAAATTAGATAAAAATGCCACATCATCAAATATAAATAAATTAGCTTCCTTCTCGTTTAGTTTTTGATATTCCTCTTCACAAACACCAGCATCCCATTTATTATGAATTTTGAAATTTTTAGGATTATGTCTATTCTTCTTTGCCAGTCCAGCTAGTTCTTCACATGTATCTAATGTTGGTATAAAGGCATTAATTTCTCCTTTTGTTTTCTTCCATAAGTCTAACATAAAGTCTTTTGAAAATAAAAGATTATAAAGTAATTGAGTTTTACCACATCCTGAAGGACCACATAAAACCAATCTAAAACTATTACAAAAATAAGGATGGTCTTTAAGGTATTTATCATATTTAGAAGACTTCTTAGCTGTATCAAAAATTTTAATCTTAGGCATTATATTATATTACTATATATTTATTTGTTTATCTATCCAATTCATCAATAATTATTTCATTAACAACCTCATTTCCATCTTTATCACTTCTAACGTTCCCACCACCAGCAGCAGCATCACCACCATTATTATCACCAACATCATCCCTACCTAATCTTTTACCTAATTCTTTTCTTCTTCTTTCTAATTCTTTCAATTCTTCAATAACTTTCTCGTGGTTTTCTTGTGCTCCAGGTGGGTATCTTGCTCTTGTATTCTTTCCCATAGCTTTATCTTCTTCTTTCTTCATTTTACTATCAGCATAATTTTTTTCTAATTTTTTTTTCTCTCTTATTTCCTTCAAAATTTTTTCGTATTCTAATCTATCTTTCATTTCCTTTTGAGGTGTTCCAATTCTTGAAAAATCAAAAATATTTTTCCCTGTTATGATTCCGTTTTGCACTGACTGCCTGAATAGATTTAGATTTTCTATATTTTTGAATTCAAGTAATCCATCTTGATTTTCTTGCATATATAATTCAGGTGCATTTGAAACAAGTAATGTTCTACATTTATGCACAAATTTCGTGAAGACATTCATAAATTGTTCTCGTTGAAGTGGTGATATTGGCATTATAATATATTCTTTAGTGTTTATTATTTCTATTACCAATTCAATAAATTTACGTTTTGCTGGATTTGTATCTTGATAAACATCATTCAATGCATTAAATAGTCTTTCAATATACTCTTTCTTTTCAAGTCTTTGTCTAAAAAATAAAGTTTCTATATCACTTCGCCCTTTGGGTGTTAATGGTTGGAATAAAGATAAAAAATTATTTGCTGTTCCTTTATTTATCATTCTAGTTCCTCTAAATTCTATCAAGAAGTATTTTTCAAAGTATATTTTTACCATATCATTAATATTTTTTTCAGTTGGTATTGATGTTAAACTTACAATTGGTCTTCCATTTATGTAATCATTAGGATATAAATTGAAGTCATCAATTACTTGTTGTGCATCAAGTCTTTGTGGTCGTTCTGGTGCTTGAATTGGTCTATCACCCTCTGCAACAATAGTCTTTGGTTTTCTGACCGGTGTTAGTAAAGGATTTTTATCTTTTGGTAATGGTTTTCGTCTTCTGGGTATATCATCACCTTCTTTTATTTCTGCATTTATTCCTTGTTCTTCGTCCTTTGTTTCTTCGGGTTGTCCTCCTGTCATTAAATTTGGTACTACTGATTCTAACCAAGAAAGAAATCCTTTCGCCTCTTCTTCGGTGACTGTTTGATCATTTGTGGTGCTATTTGGTGTAGTATCATTAGAAGTAGTGTCATTAGGTGTTGTATCTCTGGTATTATTGATTGGGTTAAATACAGGTCCCCCTTCTTGTTCTATTTTAACACCTTCAACAGTTGTAACCCATTCATCATAATTCTTCTTAACAAGATTATCTTTCAATTTTTTAGTTTGATCAGGTGTTAAGAAATGAGTACGTGCATATTCATCAATTGCTTCAATTTCTTTTTGTAGTTTTGGTTTAGTTGATGATAGTGCTATTACTTGATTATTTGTTAATCCTTGTGGTGCAAACGCTGTATCAATTTGGTTCTGTTCTCGTTCATTCAGTCTATTTTGAATTTGTAAATTTAATCTTCGTAGATTGTCATATTCTTCGTGTTCTCTATGAATAATCTTAGGTTCTTGTCTCTCTAAAAGTGTATTTGCTTCTTTCACTTTAATATATTCTCCTTTTGGAAGGTATGGAACATTACCATAATCACCATTTATATTGAATAATTTATTCACTTGGTTCTCGTAGTCATATTGTGCTTTATCAATGTTTGTTCCTAATTTCATATTTGTTGATAGACTTATAAACTGTGGTTTTTGAGTATTAACAACAAATCCATTTTTGTATTCTTGTCCAAATAGGTTTTCCATAATTATATATTATATGAATATATAAATATTTATCAAAACATTTTATCTATCATAAAATCTAAACTTGTTAGTCTATGTTGAATAGTTTCTGGTTTTGTATATATATCATTTACATGTTCTAATGCTTCCTTCTTTTCCATAAGTTTTCTTTGATAATACTCATATTTCTGTTTGATATGACTTAAATCGCCTTCTTCTTCTTTTTGTTTTTCCTGTATATACTGCTCTCTTATTCTTTTGTTTTCTTGTATTTTCAATTTTGCTTTTTCTCTTGAAATTCTTAATGCTTCAATTTGTTTTTTTGATGCTTTTCGTTTTGGTCGTTTTGTATTAATTTTAATTTCATCATCTTCACTTTCTATATTTATTTTTTCTACTGGATTGCTTAAACCTTCTTCATTATTAGTTTCAAAATCAATATTTTTAGATTCTAAATTAGATTCTAAATTAGATTCTAAATCATTTGATTTTTTATTATAATCTACAATAAATTCCATATTATATATACAATCTAAAAAAAATCTTTCAATTCTTCATCCTTAATTTCTCTTTCATATCCATTAATCTCACAATAATCAATATATGATAATGGTTCAACATAAAAATACTTTTCAACATCTTTAAAATCAATATATTTTTGCCTAAATTCTTTTATCATATCATAATATTCATCTAATTCATTTTGAATAATTTTTTCATATTCTTTGTAAGTTAAAATAGATTTTGTTTCAATTTCTTGATTACTCATATTATATATTATTAAATTATAAAAAAAAATTCAAATGAATTAATGGTGGATTTGGACTTGTATTTTTTAATATATAGCTTATCTTATGAGCTTCAATTACTGATTTAGGTTTTGGTTTTGTATCCAATATTACATTATCTATAAATAAATCTATAGAGGATGCTGATATTAAATCGCCTTTAATATGATAATTAGTAAATTTTAAATTGTCTCTTTTATCGCTTAGAAATGGTTTTAATCTTCCTAATAACATTGAAATCGTTTTATTCTGTGTTGGTGATGATCCTGTATTAAATCCAATTCCTCTTATTGTTCCTGTTGCTTCCATACAATAAGCTGTTAATAATCCACCTAAACTATGACCTGTTATGAATGATTCTTTTGTTTCATATCCTTCTATTGATAATTCTTTTATTATGTCTTTTACATGTTCTATTGTTCTATTCTTTCTTATTGATAAATTTTCTTTTCCTACTGCTATTAGAAAATCTGATGCAAGATCTATCATACTATTAGCAGTTCCTCTAAGTCCAATGATGAAACCTAATCCATAATATGAGGTATATACAACTGTTCTCTCATCATTAAATCTATCATCTAATTCATATACTGATATAAACTTACGTCTATCTTTTGGATCTTTATACACTTCTTGACTTACTAAACCACAAATATAATGATCTCTTGGAATATTGATTTTATCTATTCTTGTATCATATATATTATGCATTGTTAATAGGTTTTTGGCAGGATTAATCTTGTTATCAAAATCGTTTAACCATTCTCTAAACTCTTCTAATAATTTACTCATATATAAATATACATTACATTATTTTATTTGTTAATTATATATGAGTAAAAATAAGAAAGGTGTTATGAATATCTTCAAAAAACTTGGTGTTGATGAAAGTGATACAGCAGTTAAAAAAATGAAAAATGTTTTTACAAAAGTAAAAGATATTGTATTTCCAAAAGGTGGATATAACTTTATGGCAGACCTTTTAGAGCTTCCAAAAACAAAAGCAGGATATCGTTATTTATTGGTTGTTGTTGATTTATGGAGTGATGAATTTGATATTGAACCTTTAAAAACTACACAATCAAAAGAAGTATTAGAAGCATATAAAACAATAGTTAAAAGAGGATATATTGATAAAGCACAAGCATCTATATCTGTTGATGGTGGTAGTGAATTTAAAGGTGTATTTCAAAAATGGTTATATGATAATAATATTTATAGAAAGGTTTCAATGAAAAATAGAAAAACACAGAACGCTAATGTTGAAAGTTTGAATAGAACATTAGGAAGAATTATTAATGGTTATATGAACCAAGTTGAAAAAGACACAAATAAAGAATTCAAGGAATGGAATAATTCAGGAATATTAGATATCATTAGAAAAGAACTTAATGATGTTAGAAGGCGTAAAGATGGTAAAATAGAATATAAAGAAATTGGTTATGATGAACCTAAATTTAAAGTTGGTGATTTAGTGCAATATTACTTAAACACACCTCAAAATATTAGAGGTGAAGAAGTCAGAGGAAAGTTTAGAGAAGGTGATAGAAGATGGTCTTTAACACCTCATAAGATTGTTAAAATTATTAGAGTTTCTGGTGCTATTACTAATAGATATATACTAAACAATATACCTAATGTATCATATACAGAAGACCAATTAAGACTTTCAAAAGATGAGGAAGAGACATTTGAAATTAAAAAAATTATTGATAAAAATAAAGATGAAGATGGAAATACAATTTATAAAGTATGGTATAAAGGATATTTAAAAAAGGATTCTGAATGGGTATTAGAAGACGAATTAAAAAGATTAGGTGCAAATTTTTCAATTGATGAATATGAAAAAAGTGTTAAAAAGAAAAGAAAATGATTATAATATATCAATATTATTACAATTCTTAATATATATATTCTTATTATGATAACTCTTATCAGTAATAAATTGACCTTTTTCAAGGTTTCTTGTTGCTTTTGTATTCTTGAATATTACACCATCTGTTTGGACTCTAATAATATCATCATAATGTTGAATAATTTTATTTCCAATCTTCTTTCGTGCGAATGATGTTATGAATGGTTGTAATCTAATATTATATTTATATAGACTTTCAGTCTTTACAAATGATAACATTGTATTATATTCTTTTATTTTTCTATCATATTCAAATGCTTCTTTTACACAGTAATATTTGTTTTGTTCTTCTTCATCTAATGATACCCATTCATCTTCTGTCATTTTTGTTATGGTATTTCTCGTCCATAATCTGCCCCATAAACTTGATAATAACATTTTAAACATTTTGTTTTTTGGATATTTTAAAGATGCTTTATAAACAATATCTACATAAACACGGAATATATCTTTTGATTTGATAAATTCATAATACAATAAAGCATTATCATCTCCGTCGTTTATTAATTCTATTTTATCAATAAAACCAAACTTTTTAAGAAATGTTGCATATTGAATATCCTCGTGTGTATAATAATGATCTTTTGAAAAACTGAAAACATTTTTAATATTCTCTCTTTTACTTAGTATTTTCACTCTATATATTCCATATTGTAAATCTTTCATATCTTCTGGAAATTTATCTATTATTGTTGGTTCTCCTGCTTTGATTGGAAATTTCTTCTGTGATTGACTTCCTCCTAATATTTGAGCATAAAACTTCCTAAAATCATAAGCATTGACATTTTCATATTCTCCTTCAATTCCATTTATCAAACCTGATTTATAACACTTTTCAATCCATAAACTCTCATTATATCCAATTGGATCATATTCTACATCTCTATCCGTCCTAAACAACTTAAACAAATAATATAATAGTCTTACATCACTCGTCAACCATTCACGCTTTAACTTCAAATTAAACTCTTCATTTATCTCATCAAACCATTCCATTGATGTTTTATGATAATCCATTAAACATGTTTTAAGATCCTTATTCTTATCATAAAAACCTTTATCTAACTCACTACATCCTGCTGGTCTTTTATCAAGTTCTTTAAAATTCTCACCATCATACATTAAAAAATAATCATTTGATTTACAATAAACTTTCATTATTATAAATTATTATATGGTTATTTCTTTAAGGTGTAAAATTAATTAATTATTTTTTTGCATTTTTCTTTGGTTTTGACTTAGTTTTTTTCTTTGTATCTTTGATTACCTTTCCATCTGGATTATTATAAGATATTCTTACTGTTATACTATAAGCTTTTGTAAATATATTAGTTTCTTTTATCTTTGATTGTAAATAGTCTATATACTCTTCATATGATTGTTCTACTACTTTCGCTTTAAATTCTTTACTATATGGCACATAAGATAAATAAGACCTATCACCTTGTATAGTCATTGCATTAACTGATGTTTGAAAAGTATCTAATTTACCTTTATATGCAACTGTCACCTTATCAATAGAATTTATGAAATCTTTCTTATTGAGTGTTCTTAATTTTCCATTTTTTGTTCTCTTTGTTATATAGAAATCTCTATAAATTAAATTTGGTGTTATTATCTTTTTCTTAATTGCATAATTAATTTTTGACATATTATATATTATATATATCGTGTTTTTCTTTTAAGTAATTAAATTAATTAATTAAAAGTTTATAAAATTATTTTTCAAAGTTATCAAATAATTCATCTTCACTCGAATTACACAAAAGATTCTTTTTACTTTTAGTAATAACTCTTTCCTCTATTTCTTCATCATCAATATCAAAATCCTCTGTGTCAGAATCTAAATCATCTTCATCAATATTATCACCTTCTGATATTTCAATATTATCTAACATATGGATTATGTCTTTTTTCTTCATCTTATCAACATTAACTTTAACATTGGTCTTTTTACAATATGCTCTAAGTTCTTTGACTTTCATTTTTGAATAATGTAATTCTTGATTTTCTTCTTTCTTATCTTTCTTCTTATCCTTCTTCTTCGTGCTTATTTTTTCTTCTTTTTCATATACTAATTCATCACTGTTTTCAATAGGATCTTTTGTTATTGTTATTGTATGTAATTTATCTTCCATATCTTTAATCTTTTGTTCCATCATTTCTTTTTCTCTAAGTAATGTCTTTATGAATTCATTCTTTTGTTCTAATAATTCATCTGCTTCTTTGATATGAAGTTTTTGACTTTCAATAATTGATGATGATGATAAAGATGATGAAGTGTCATCTGTTTCATATTCTTGACTATTCTCAATATCATCACATTCATCATCATCAATCTCATCATCTACAATCCATTTATTCTTTTTATAAACCTCAATTAATGTTTTCAAATCAACATCAAATATATACATTCTTCCGCCATTAATTCTAACTCTCTTCTTTACCAATCCTAAACGGTCTTTTAACTCCTTATGTATAACAACTTCTGCTATATTCTTCTTAATGTACTCGTTATATCGTGCTACAAATTTCTTACACTCAATATTTAAATTATTTTGATTTAGAATATATTTCTCTTTAATATATCTTAATAGAGGTGGCATTGCTATTGTAATTTTATACGTTTCTTGTTTTGATGATGGTTTGATATCAAAATTGAATTTAACATTATCCTCATATCTTTGAAGTAAGTATTTGTAATAAGCTTTTACTACATTTGGTTTATCCATCATTGATTGAAGTTTAGTGAAATAATCAAAATCTCCAATTCTATGATTTGAAACATCTAAACATATATATCTTCTTCTATTGTTAATTGATAGATGAATTGCGTTATTATTTGTTGTAATGATAATATTGAATGTATTCTTTTGGGTATATGATGTTTTAAACATATCTCTACAATCAAATGTTCCTTCTGTAATTAATCCTTTTAATTGGTCTTGAATAGCATGCACTGATAAAGATTTATCTCCTGTTAGTTCATCAATATTAATCAAACATCGTCCTTCTAATGGATATGTATATTTTGTTATTGTTTCTACACTTGATGTTTTATGAAATCTTTGACCAAATATCTTATTTAGGAAGTTCATAAGAATACCTTTACCAACACCTTCATCTGTTTGTAAATATATTGCTGTTCTTATTTTCTTACCTTTTGCAGAATATGCCAGAAAATTTAAGAAATAATCAAATTGTTCCACATTCTTTGATGTTAAAACTTCAAATATATGATTATTGATAAATTCAATTTCTGTTGAATATTCATCAATATTGATATCATTTAAAGACTTCTCATTGAATGGAAGAGCTTTCTTCATATTTAACATTTTCTTTTGTATTGTCTTACCTTCAATTGTTTCAGTTGAAGTGAAAATATTTGATTGTTGTGAATAATCAATATCAATGTAATGGATATTACTCATAAACTCATTTGATTGTAAATACTTCTTTAAAGTAAAAACACCTGTTTTAGGTAGTCTTTTTTGATAGATGTATTCATTGTTATCAATATCATCAGGAAGAGATTCAAATAACTTAGATTTAACAGAAAAACGGTATAAATTAGATAGGTCATTGTGAATGAAATAACCTTCTGTTGTTTTAAAGATGAAAGATGAAATTAATGATTTTGCTTCTTGAATTTTATTTTCTTTTACTAATTTTTCCAGTGTTATCATAGTTGTTTGAGACATTGTATTATAATTATATATATAGATATTTCTTTAACCTATTTTATTAATTAATTAAATATTTTTTTGTTATGTTCGTTTTTAACCACCTCTTGTTATGTTCGTTTTTAACCACCT